CTATGTGGTGCGACCGGCGTTAGGCATCGCGGAGGCATATACCTACAGCCCGACGCGGGACGAGTACGATACCGACGCCGAGAGCCAATTTGTGCTGGGGTGGATGCCATGACAACGACGAACACCGATCTCCTGGGGAGGGCGCTCGCTGCGCTGCAGGAGTACGCGAGCCGAGGATCGTCCAATGCGCACGATGTCGGCGACGCCCTTACGACCATCCGCGGGGAGTTGAGTCGTATTGAAAACCTCCGTCTCCTCGCGGCACGTCTCCAGGAAGCAGCCGAGAGATCGGACATGATTCGAGGGGAGACGATCGATAGCGGTGCGGTCAGGAAGGAGCCAGCCGAGATCGCCGAGCGCGTCCTGCAAGCCAGCGACGACCACTTTGCCAAGCAGATGGACGCCGTCGTGGACGAGATTAAGGCGCACGAACTCGCCGCCTACCGGCGCGGGCTCAAGCGGATGGCCGGGTGGCTCGGGGGTCTGGCACAACGGCGAGTAATGGTGGCTTCGCAGATCGAGGACATCGAAGCCGCGATCGACCGCGGGGAGTGGGACTGAATGACCTGTGCACGGTGTAAGGACCGGATCCTCGTCGCCAAGACCGTCACTGACTCGACGGGGCGTGAGGTTCTGGTGTGCGAGGAGTGCGCGATCGACATCGATCTATTTCTTCATGCGACGCCGGCTTGGAAGCTAGGCGGGACTGAATGAACGCGGCTTGAAATGATCGAGCGCGTCTTTTGGGAACAGTTCGTGGCCCCGGCGCTTCACCAGCCCGGGGCGGGGCTGGTGGCCTGGAAAGTCCCGGCCGCGCTCCGCAAGGGGATCCCCGACGTCTGGTGCGCCGGGCCCGGGTACGCGGGCTGGCTCGAGCTGAAGTACCTGGAGGCCTGGCCCGTCCGCGGCGGCCCGGCGATCACGGGCCTCACCCCGGCGCAGGCCGCGCACCTGCGCGAGGCTCGGAGGGCCAAACAGCTTGGGGCCCTGCTGCTCGGAGTCGACGACGAGTGGTTTCTCTTAGAGAAGCCGCCGTTCTGCATCTCTGAGGCCGAGGCGCTCGGCAGCGAGCGCGGGGCCATCGGTGACTACAGCAGGCTGCGGAAGGCCCTGGGGAGGATGAACCTATCGAGAGGAGGATTACTGACGTGAGTCGCTCAGGTTACTCAGAGGATCTCGACAACTGGTCGCTCATCAAGTGGCGCGGGGCCGTCTTGAGCGCCATGCGGGGACGGCGCGGGCAGGCCTTTCTCAAAGAGCTGGCCGCGGCCCTCGACGCCATGCCCCAGAGGCGGCTGATCGCCGACGAGCTCGAGGCCGGCGGCGAGGTCTGTGCTCTCGGGGCCGTCGGCCGGGCGCGGGGGCTCGACATGACCGCGGTCGATCTTGAAGACCGGGAGGACGTCGGCCGGGCCTTCGGGATCGCCCCGGCCATGGCGGCTGAGATCGAGTTCTGGAACGATGGGTACTGTGAGACCACGCCCGAGCAGCGGTGGGCGACGGTCCGGGGCCTGGTCGCCAGGGCGCTCGCGCAGCCGTGATATATATGGGAAAGTGGTGAGAAAAAAAAATTCGAGACTAATATTTTTTTTTCTTGTCACTTCCCTATATAGTAGGGAGGTCCACTCCGGGGTCTGACAAGTTCGCCCCGTACGCCGTCCCCTGGCGCTACATTTTGGGTATATGGCCTCAATTGAGAATGACTCTCAACGATACGCCCGCGCCTACGCCCGGCACGTGGGCACGCGGGAGCTCAGCCACGTCGAGAAGGCCCTGGCCGACCCCGACCTCGTCTCCCTCCGGGTCGAGCTCGTCAAGGTCGACAACCGGGCCCTCGAGCTCGAGGAACGCCACAAACGATCTACGCTAGATCTTCCAACGGCGGAAATCATCCAGGCAAAGATCTCAGACGTCCAGACCCGGCTCGAGGCCCTGGCCGACCGGCTCAAGGACACCGAGGCCCTGGCCGGGGTCAACGGGGTCCTGAACTCCATGGCCGAGGCTCTGGACCGTGTCGAGGCCGACCACGTCCTGTGGTCAGAGCTCAAGCAGCTCATCGAGTTACGGCGCCGGCTGTCGGATACCGAGCGCAAGTACGAGGAGCTTCACAAGTACCTGATCCCGGCCTCGCGGCTCTCGCTGGTCTTCGACCGCCTGCTTGGGGCCGTTCAGGCCGTCCTGCCCGATCCTGCGATCCAACGCGCGCTGCTGGTTGAGCTTAGGCGCCGGATGAACCAGTCGACCCCTGGAGACCCCCGTGAGCGTGTCCCCGTCGAGCTCCCCGCGTCCTACCTCCTGGCGGCGGCCGTCGTGGACGCCGGTGATGAGGCGCCTGGACACCCTGCGCCGGAGGGCGTGTAGGTCTCCCCTGGCCGCGCGGGAGTTTCGAGATCAGGCGGCTCGCCGCCTGATCCCGGCCCTCGCGCTCACCCGGGCCACCGACGAGGCGCGCCTGGCCGCGGTCCGGTGGCTGGGGTTGGACGGTCGGGACCGCCCGGACCTCGCCGGCCTGGATCGCCGGACCCGGAGGCTGGCCCAGGTGACACTCTGGTCCATCCTGGACCCCGAGGCGCGTCGGGACGCGCCGACGGGTTACTTTGAACCCTCAGTTGATCCTCGTTAGAGGAAACCACACTCCTGCCTACGTCTAGCAAGGTTGAGGTTGACGTCGCGGGCCTCACGGCGGCCGAGAACGCGGGTACGGCGTGCTCTGGCCGCTTGCGTCGTAGGGGCTCGATTGGCTAGAGCGCGTGGGTCCCTTCGGTAGGGGTAGCGAAGGCGGGCGCTGAGGGTCGTACGGGGACTTGTTGCTTGGAATAGCCATGACACTAGCTTCGCCGGGTCCAAGTAGAAGTTCCAGAAGGCGTTTGTAAGCATAATGTGTGGGCCGATATCGCGTTGGAGTGGGCCAGGCAAGGCTGAGGCCCGGATTCTTCAGCTAGAGCGGGTGACCGAGGCTCTGCCTCCCGGAGCGAGTTGATGCTGCGCATCGTCCTGGACTACGACGACACCTACACGGCCGACCCGGTGCTCTTCGACCAGCTGATCGAGCTCGCTCAGGCGCGGGGGCACGAGGTGGTCGTCGCGACCGCCCGGGAGGAAAGCTGGCCGATCAATCCCGTCCCGATCGGGCTCCAGGTCGTCTACTGCGCCGGGCGCCCGAAGCGCACCGCGGTGCTGATGGCCTTGCCCTCGGTCCGGCACACGATCTTCATCGATGACCTGCCGCACCTGGTCGACCTGGGCCTGGGGCACCCCGCGGCCCGTGAGCTGGGGCTGGCGTGAGGCGGATCACGATTTCGGGCCTCGAGCACGACCTGGCCGAGGGCTCGATCGCCGTGGCCGTCGTCGCCTGCCTGGTCTTGTGGGGGATCAATCCGGCGTGGGTCGCCGGATTAATCGCCTCCCCAAGCCTTGCCCTGGTGAAGTTCGCTAAGCATCGGCTGAGTAATTTCGAAGGCCGCTCGCTGCGGCAGCACCTGAAAGACGGCCTCTGGGAGGCCCTGGTCTTTGGCGCTGGGTGGGCCGTGTTGCTCGGGGACCCGAGCTACACGCTCCTTGCCCTGGGTACCTGGTGGCTGCTCCTGGCCAACCTGCGCCGGGCGTTTCCGGGCTGGGCCTCGCCGTGAGCTTCGGCCGGAAGTACTACGGCGAGGCCTTCGGCGGGGGGCCGCTCGACGGTCGCACCATCGCCTCGCGCGTTCCGGTCGTGGCCCTGCGTGCGGCCGACGTACCGCTCATCAACGATCGTGACCGCGACCTGCCCGTGAGCGCCTACGCTTCGGTCGAGGACCGTCAGTCTTGCCGCGGCCCCGTGCACATCTACGCCTGGTCGGGTACACGTTGGTCCTACGAGGGCCGGAAGGGAGCATGACCCGTGGTTGACAAGATCGTGACGATCGGAACGGTGATCATCGGGTTGGTGGTGCTTTCGGGCGCGGTCAACTGCTTCCTAACGTGCTGGTTCACCAAACTGTTCGACGGTCCCGACCCGTGATCCCTGAGCTCGAGCAGCTCGACCGGCTGATCGAGCAGGTTGATCAAGGCGTCGACGCCACGATCCCCGCGGAGCAATGGGCGAAGTGGCGCGCCGACCCGTTCAAGTGGGCGCGCGAGCGCCTCGGGGTGCCCTCGGTCAAGCGATGGGGCGGCTTCAATTGGTCCCGGTATAAGGACCACAAGTGGGACGGGACGCCCGAGCCCCTGGCCCAGATCCACACGGCGCTAAACCGCGGGAAGTCCGTCGCAGTCTCCTCGGGCACCGGTACGGGCAAGACCTTTCACGGCGGCGTGATCGCCTTGTGGAAGCTGGACTGCTGGAAGGGCGCCCAGGTCATCACCCTGGCCCCGAAGGAAGACCAGCTCCAGCTCCACATCTGGAAGGAGATTGGGAACCTCTGGCCGCGGTTCAACAAGCTGCACCCCCAGGCGAGGCTGACGCACCTGCGCATCCGGATGCGGCCGTCGGCCGAGGACGAGGGCGACCAGGGCTGGGGCGCCGTGGGGTTCGCGTGCGGGGTCGAGGCCGACGAGAAGGTTGCCGGCCGCGCCCGGGGGTTCCATGCCAAGAACATGCTGTTCATCGTCGAAGAGACGACGAACGTGCATCAGGCGATCCTCGAGGCCATCGAGCTCACCTGCACGGCCCCCGACAACCTGCGCTGCTACTTCGGTAACCCCGACAGCGACCAGGACTCGCTGGCCCGTGTCTCCCGCGAGCCCGGGGTCGTTGCCGTGCGGGCCTCGGCCCTGGACCACCCGAACGTCGTCCTCGACGACCCGAACGTCATCCCCGGGGCCACGTCCCGGATCGCGATCGAGCGGTGGCGGGAGAAGTACGGCGAGCAGTCGAGCTTCTTCCAGTCCCGCGTCCGCGGGATCGCCCCGGCCGAGGGCACCGAGGCCCTGATCCGGCGGGAGTGGGTCCTGGCCGCCATCGAACGCGGCAAGGATGCCGTGTTCTACGCCGCTGCGATCCAAGGGGATCCGGCCGTTGGGGTCGATGTTGCCGCCAGCGAGGGCGGCGACAAGGGCAGCGTGGCCTACGGCCGCGGGCGCGTTCTGACTGAGCTCAAGAGCTTCCAGTGCCCCGACCCGAACGAGTTCGCCCGCCTACGGGTGTGGCCGTTCGTCGACTCGGGGCTGGTGCATATAAAGCGGGTCGGGGTCGACGTGGTCGGGGTCGGTGTCGGGGCCGTCAAGGAGCTCAAGCGCCTGGCCGGCCAGGACCCAACCCCGCTTAACGGCGGCGAGTCTCCGTGGGAGCCTTATCTCGAGCTCGGTGAGAAGTTCCTGAACCTTCGCGGCCAGATGTGGTGGCAGCTGCGGAAGGACCTCTCGGCCGGGCCGCCCGCCGAGGGCAAGCCCGATCGCCGGATCGCCCTGCCCGACGACCCCGAGATGGTCGACGACCTCTGCGCCGCCAACTGGCGGACGCACGCCGGCAAGATCTTACCCGAGTCGAAGGAAGACTTCAAGAAGCGGCTCGGCCGGTCGCCCGACAAGGGCGACGCGGTCGTCTACTGGAACTGGATCCGGCAGGCCCAGCGGGCCCTAGACTTCGCCGCCGACTGGTCCCGTCTCCACGGCTAAAAGGACAGCATGACCTCCATCATTCCGCAGTCGAAGCTCCTGGCCGGACAGCCCGGGGGCTTCGTGGTCCAGGCCGCCGGGGTCAGCCCGGTCGTCGGGCCGGCCAAGGCGACCTCGTTCCTCGATCGCAAGCACGCGGTCTATCTACGGCTGAGCGAGCGCTGGGCGATGGTGCGTGACTTCTACGAGGGCGAGGTCGCCGGCGAGGACTGCGCCAAGCAGTACATCCAGAAGCGCTTCCAGGGCGAGACCGACGAGGCCTACACCGAGCGGGTCCGGCTGGCCGACTACACCCCGCACCTGGGGACGTTGATCGACTCGCTGGCCGGGATGCTCTTCGCCGTCGAGGCCCGGGCGAGCCGGACGTGGTCCAAGGACAAGGACTCGAAGGGAGCCCTTGGAGATCCCTCGGACCCCCAGTCGCCGGCCGCGGCCCTCTGGCGAAACGCCACGGGCAAGGGCGAGGGCTGGGCGACCTTGTGGCGGCAGTTCGCGCTCGACGTGATCGCGTACCAGCGGATGTGGGTTCTGATCGACACCACCGATGGCGGGCGCCCGGTCGTCAAGCTGATCTCGCCGTTGATGGTCCCCAACTGGACCGACACGGCCGACGGGGTCACCGAGGTCTTGCTGAAGGAGACCCGCGTGCCCAAGTCGCTGGAGGATGAGGCCCTGCCGGAGTGCTACGTCGTCTTCCGCCCCGAGGGCTGGATCCGGTACGAGAAGGACGATGACGGGGCGCCGCGAGAGATCGGACGCGACACCTACGACTACCAGGACGAGCACGGTAACCTGATCCTGCCGATCTTCCCGATCGAGCTGCCCCTGCGGAGGTACATCGGCTGGCTTTTGGCCAAGAAGGCCAACATCATCTTCAACCAGGAGAGTGTCCGGGACTTCGCCCTACGCTCCGCGAACTTCGCCCGGCTGATCCTGGGGATCGAGACGCAGGAGCAGTTCGACAAGCTGGGCGAGGCCCTGAAGCGGGGCCAGATGGTCCTGCCCGAGGCCGAGAAGGCCCGCGGCGGGCACCGGTACATCGCGCCGCCGTCTGAGCCGGTCGCGATCGCCACCGAGGTCTTGACAAAGAAAATCGAGGACTTCTTCGTCGCCGGCTTCAAGCTCTACGGCGACGCCGCCAGGGAGAAGACCGCCACCGAGATCAAGCAGGACGTGGCCGCCGGCGTCGGGGCCTTTTTGCAGCTGCTCAAGGTCGTGGTCGACGACGCCGAGAACGGCGCGTTCTGGCGGCTCGAGCAGCTCGAGCGGCCCGGTGATCCTGGCCTCTGGGGCCAGGCGCGTGTCGAGCGTAGCGACGACTTCGCCAACGTTGACCTAGCCTCGGTCCTCGACGAGATGCGGAAGCGCTACCTCGGGCAGGCCGCGACCGTCCCGGTCGGCCGCAAGGCCCTGATCCAGCTGGCGACCGAGTCGGCCCGGTACGATGGGCTCCCGGTCGACGAGGCCGAGATCACCGCGGCCGTCGACGCACAGCTCTACGAGCAGATGCTCGGGATGCTCGAGCAACTGGGCGCGGTCCCGCCGCTCGTGCGGGCGCGTCTGAGCATGCGGATCGTCGCGGCCCTGGGGCTGGTCGACGCGACCGAGGAGGTCGAGACCGCCGAGGGCGAGAAGGTGAGCCTGCTCGAGCAGCTCGAGGGTGAGACCCTCGAGCTGGCCATGGCCAAGGACGAGCAGGCCCGGCGCGAGGCCGAGGCGCAGATCGGAGACCCAGGCTCGGGCCTCCAGGCTCGTGCTTCCGACTGGTCGCCTGAAATGTTCAGCACTCCGTGACCGCCCGCGCGTTTGTCCGGGACCCCAAGGGCACCACGACCGGGGGTCGATTCTCCAGCGACCCCGGCGCGGCCAAGCCGCTCGAGGGTGCGAAGGCTGTCGAACGTTTAGTAGGCCTAATGTCGGATGCCTACGCTGGGGGCCTGGAGCAAGATGAGAACTTCGCGTTGGACAATTACGTAGGTCCCGGTCATTATGGACCGATCAACATGATTCAGCGTCAGTTCAATGGTGATGTCGACGCGTGGGCTGCGTCTGATCCCTATAATCGGGCCCAAATTACCACGCAGCGAAGAAATCTTGCTGGTTTAGACAGCGTGTTTGCGAAGGCTCCTGCGCTTGACCAAGATGTGGTGGTCTATCGCTCGGTGTACGGGGAGATGTTTGCCAACGTTAAGGTCGGCGATGAGCTGACCGACAACGGGTACATCAGCACGACGGTCCAGCGAAGGATCGCCGAGGACTGGGCCACCAACGGGACGGTGTTCAAGATTCGGGTGCCCAAGGGCACCAAGGCCGTGTACCCCAATTCGCTGCTCGCCAATCCGAACGCGCGCGAGCAGGAGGTCCTGCTGCGGCGCCACCGCTTCCGGGTGACCAAGATCGCCGCGGGCCGCGGGCGCGGCGGCAATCGGGTGATCGAGCTCGACGTCGCGGCCTAACGTTTCAATTTGAAGACAATTCGCGGGGTAAATTGTCTATATTTTCGAGAGGATTCTATGAGCGAGCCCTCGCCAGATGCGCCACGCCGTCAAGGAGCTCGAGGATGTTTTCGCGATTACGCGTGACAGCCAACTTACACGCGACGAGGACCGTAACGCGATTTACGGAAGCGCTGATGCCTTTCAAGACATCGATCCCGACGATCCTGAAAGTGTCCGCGCGGGACTCCGTCGTATTTATTCGCTCGCGGAGCAGATCCAGTCCATCGGGCACGGGGATAACATTCGGCGCGGGGTCGAGACCGCGGCCAAAAAGCTGGGGATGAGGGTAGGGCCTATGAATGATCAACCTCGAGAGCCCAAAGGGACTCCTGCGGGCGGGCAGTTCGCCGCCAAGGAGTCGATTTCGTCGGCTACTGATACCGTTGGTCCTTTAGAGACGTCCTACCGCCGCCGGGCGCGGCGCGTGCTCAACGAACTCGAGGATGTTTTCAAAACGTTGACGCAACCTGAGGCTGCCGCGATCGATCGCGCTCTTCAAAATGTCAATCCCGACGACAAGGACAGCATCACGCTTGGGCTCAAGCGGGTGTTCCGATTGGCGGGTGACGCGGAGCGGCGCGAAGTAAAGAACGCGGCCCAGAAGCTGGGGATACGGTTGGCTATTGGGTTCAACGTGGACCGGCGCCCGGCCTAGCTTCGATGAAGCACGGCCGGAAGTTCGTACTCGCGGTCACGTTTCTGCTGTTGAGCGCGGTCCTGATGGTCGCGTCGTTCGTCCTGGCCGTCAAGAACCTGCTCAGCGATAAGTGGGTCAGCCTCGCCAACGTCTGGCTGATGTGCGGGTCGGCGGTCCTCGCCGCGTTTTCGGGCGCGAACGCATTCGTCGCGGGACGCGCACTCACCGTAGATTCCAAGATATCGTCGTCTGAACCAACCTCGCGAACCGAAGGGCTTCAATAAGGGTGCCTGAGATCTACGAGTCTTCCCCCGCCTACGCGTCTTCGATCGACAACGCCGGTGAGTCGGCCAAGCAGAAGAAGCAGCGTCACCTGAACCTGCTGCGCGACCTGCTGGCCGTGGCCGAGCGCGACGAGGCCCTCAACGACGCCGACCGCAAGCTGGCGGCCCTGGCGGGGGCGCACGTGAGCGCGGCCCTGTCGGCCGCCTACGGTCAGGACCGGTCCGAGGTGGCCGGGCACGTGGCCGAGGCCGGCGAGCTGATTGAGCAGATCCGCGACCTGGTGTACGGGAAACAGTTCGACGACGCCGTCGAGGCGTGCTACGAGTGAAGCCCCTTCTGCTTCTAGCCCTGGTACTGCTAACCGGGGCGACGGTTCAACGACGAACGCCCGTTATTGAGCTTCCGTCCTGGGCCTTTCCGGATGGGGTTATGGCTGCAACGGTCTGTTCGACCGACGACGCGCCGGTGATTCTCGTTCGGGTCGGACTCGACCCCGTGCTTCGGACCCGGGTTCTGGCCCATGAGCGTGTCCACGTGCGGCAGCTTGCGACCGAGTGCCTCGCTAAGCAGGCCCGCTACGTAATCGATGCTGACTTCCGGCTTGACCAGGAGCTCGAGGCCTATTGCCCCGACGCCCAGGCCTTTCGAGACCGGTACCCCGACATCGAGGTTCGTTTCATCCAGCTGTTGCGCGCCAGCACCGGGCACCCCGACTCGGCGCGCGTCGCCAGGCTTGTGCGGGCCCGTTGTCCCCTCTGAGATTTCCAGATGCCACAAACCTTTATCGTTAACGAGAACGGAATCATGGCCACCATCACCGTCCAGCTCAGTGTGGCTGGCAACATCGTCCCCGCGCGGGTCGTGCCTGCGTCCATCAGCTTCCCCTTCGGTGGAGGTCCGATCACCACGCCCCCGCTGCAGTTTTTCAACAGCGGTGACCAGCCGGTCACGGCCGCGGTTGAGGACGTCAACTTCAGCAACCCGCAGTTCTCGGGCCAGGTCAACCCCGACGGCAGCCTGACCGTCGTCGCGCCGGCTAACACAGGCATCAGCCCCCTGACCGCGCAGGTCGACCTCGTCACCAATCCGTAGGATGTCTAAGCTTGCGATCGCCCTGAGCGTCGCCGGGCGCCCGGGAGCGGGCCCCCCCGGTCTCACCGGGGTGGGCGTCCCCCCGGGGGCGGCGTTGCTGACGGACCAGCAATGGGACGTGGCGCCGCCGCAAGGGCCCGCGCGAGACGCGCAGGGCTGGGCCCGGTACGACGGTAACTTGATCGTGGTTCCTGATTCCGGAGGAGCCTTCGGGCCGTCTAACGCCCTCCGTGTGCGCTACACGCCGAACACCAAGGGCGGAACGGACCCCGGTAGCTTTGGCTACAAGAGGCCGCCCGGGTTGTTTTATCCTAAGATCTTTCACGAGATCTGGATGAACATGGACCTGCACTTCACGCAGGAGTGCCGGCACCTTCAATCCGGAACCATCGGTCGCGTCGCTGGGATCAAGCTGCTGTTTCAGCACGGTCCTTACCGCTCCGGCCCAGCCCGGAACTTTAGCTATCTCAATCTCTGCGGATCGGTAGACTACCGGATCGGGGTTAACGTCTCCGGCCCAGTGAACGCCGAGATGCCGAAGGGACTCTCGGCCAATCACCTGGCGCCTAAGTCAGCGTTCACGTGGGGGCAGCCGGGAGACCCGACGAACCGCGGTCGGTACATTAAGGTTGGTTGGGGCATCGAGGTAAATACGCTAGGTAACGCCGACGGGCGTCTTACTCTGTACGTCGACGATCGCTTGGTATGGCAAACGGCTGACGTGCGCTTTTTTTACCCGAGTCAAATTCCGTTGGGGTACAACGAATTTGAACTTTCCCCAACCTTTGGAGGGGCCCCGTCGACCCCGGTAAACGGGATCGCGACCGACCCGCACGACTGGCGTCCGCTGGCCGATCAGGATCTTAAGATCGATCGGTGGCGGATTCACGTATTGCCGTAACCGAGGTCACATGGGCGTTATCGTTTCCCTCATCCGCGTGTTCGTTGTCCTCTTAATCGGGGCCTGCCTCCTCTACCTTGCCACGGTCTCGTTCGGCTAGCCCCTACCAGGCGGCCCAGCTGCGCGCGCGAGCCCGGCTTGGGGCCCTGCGCCTCGAGGCCGGCCGTCGGATCCTGGCCGCGCTGCGCGCCTACGCCGAGGAGCTGACCCGCCGGGTCGCCCGGTTGACCGGGACCCGCCAGCTGATGGCGGCCAAGGCCCGGGAGGCGGTCGTCGCGCTGCAGCGTGATCTGCAGCGGGCGCTGGAGGTGGCCGTGCGTGAGGGCCGGGACCTGGCCTTTGCCGAGGTCACGGCCATCCAGGCTCGGGCGACCCGTCTGATGGCCGAGGGCCGGGTCGTGCCCCTGCAGCCGCGCCTGACCCAGGCCGCGGCCTTCGAGCGGGTGCACCGCGGCGCCGGGACCTGGCGGACGCTGCTGCGGGGACACGTCGATCGCGCCCAGGCCGACGCCCAGCGGGTTGTCACCGAGGCCTTGCTGCAGGGCATGTCCCCGCAGGAGCTCTCGCGCCGACTTCGCCCCTACGTCGTCGGCAGCCAACGGTGGCAGCGGGCCTTCGCCAAGTCGGGCGAGATTAGCGACAGGATGCTGCGCGACCCGACGTTCACGAAGGAGGCCAACCGGCTTCGATACAACGCTGACCGGATTGCCTTCAGCGAGATTCAGAACGCACGGCGCGCGGCCGAGGCCGCGGCGTTCCACGACGACCCGTTCGTGAAAGCCGTGCGCTGGACCCTCTCGCCGTTGCGCGGAACGCAGGATCGCCCCGACGCCTGCGACGTGCTGGCTAAGACCGACTTCTATGGGCTGGGCAAGGGCGTCTACCCGGTAGCCAAGGTCCCGAGCGCGCCTCACCCGTTCGACCGCTGCGAGCTCGAGCCGGTACCGTGGGACGACCCGGAGCGTGACTTGCATAACGTGAAACCCGACCCCTTGCGGCGCGTTGTTGGCTCGGCCCGGCTGCCCGGCCTTACCCAGGCGCAGGCTGCCCGGGCTTTGTCCGGTGCGCTTGCCTCACTCTAGGACAATACCATGGCTGATGATGTAGTACTCCCGGGTACCGGGGCCCCTGTGGCCGCCGATGAGGCCGGCACCGCGTTCGTGCAGCTGATGAAGCTAGCTTATTCGGCCGACGGCGTCCGCACGCACGTCGAGGCAGACTCCGACGGGTTGAAGGTTAAGTTGGGAACGGGCACGAACACTATCGGTAGCGTCCTGGTGACGTCGGTGACCCCGGGCACCGGGGCCGCGAACCTGGGCAAGGCTGAGGACGCGGCGCACACGAGCGGCGATACGGGAATCATGCCGCTGGGGGTGCGAAACGACGCGGACGCCACGTTGTCGGGAACGGATGGAGACTACACGCCGTTCAGTATGACAGCCGATGGGAAACAGCGAGTCGTAGCCGGGCGAGATCAAATCCGAATCAGCGTGGCGTCGGGGGGCTTGACCACAGCTACGACCTCGTACGCTGTGGGAGATCAGGTGGGGACAGAGTTCGCGCTAGCAAACGCTGCTCGAGCCACGGGCGGCGGTGGAATGATCGTAGGGATCATCTTGATTTCCGCGGCCGACATAATCGGGGCCTACGACGTCGTTTTTACTGATTCATCGATCACGCTAGCCGGTGACAATGCGGCGTACGCCATTTCCGATAGCGACGCGCTTAAAATTATTGGCGTCGCGCAGCTTTCCGGGGCGTTGGATTTAGGAAATAACCGAATCGCGCAATTGTACAGCATCGCGATGCCGTATGTCTGCGCGGCGACAACGTTGTACGCGAGCCTCATCACGCGATCTGCGCACACGTTTTTTGCAGCAGTGAACGATCTGCAGCTCGTAGTTTTTTTGGAGCGCAATTAGAAGTGGCCTACACGTTCGGAGCAGGCACCGGGGACGACATCAACTGGGCGGCGACGGTTTCGTTCGGGGCCAATTCCCGCGCGCACCTTGTCTGTGGCTGGTTTTTTCCTACCACGTTGACCGCAGGCCGCGGGTACTGGAGCGCAGGTAATATTATTGGCGTCGAGGTTGATTCAACGACGTCTGAGTTGCGTCTTCGAACTGACAACACAACCGACGGGCAGTGGACCACAACCGGCGCCGGGATTACTGTCAACGAATGGGTGTTTATCGCGGTTTTTGGGACATTCAATAACTCCGGGCCGTCCGCGGAGTGGCGGGTTTGGATAGGTCGTATCGGGCAGGCGCCCGTTGAAGTAACCGTAACGCAAGCGGTGGCGCCGGCTGGTAATTTTGCCGCGAGCTCGTCCTGGACAATCGGCAACAAAGGTACCGGAACGCTGTCGTTTCAAGGTGATATTTCTGACGTTGTGTATATCACGACGTCAGGAGCCGCGGCTGTTGACCAGATGTTTTTCATCGAAACGTATGGATCAGCGCCGCAAGCGGCCGCGGATCTTATTCTTGAACGCTTCGTTAGACCTATCTGGATGGGTGAGTTGATGCCCCCGGGAGGGCGCAAAGCAGACAGCGTGGCCGACGCGGTCTATTGGCCTGGTAGCGTCGGTGGCGTGGGGCTTCGATGCACGTACCGGGCGACGGATGAACAGCCCTTCGTTGTTCCAACGATCAACGGTGCGACCGTTTCGGAAAACCGAGGCCCCCGTAGTCTTCGACTGATTCGACCGTTTTTGAGTCCCAGCATCGTTAGTCGTCGCCGGATTTAGCATGTCGCTGTTGCTGCTGTTTAACCAACCTGCGACTGGAGGGATAACCGGGGCGCTAACTGCGACTCTGGGCATCACCCTGGCCGCGACAGGGCTGGTCAAGGTTCTCGGAACCGCCACCGCGACCGCCGGGGCGATCCTCACCGGAGCCGGTGCCGTCAAGGTCTCGGGCGCCGCCACCGCGACTGTCGGCGCGACGCTGGCCGGGTCAGGGACCACGACCGGGGCCATCAGCGGGGCCGCCAGCGCGACGGTGGGATTGACCGTAACGGCCGCCGGGAAGCTCAAGATCTCGGGCGCCGCGACCGGGAGCGTCTCGGGCACGGCCGCGGGGACCGGGAACGTCCAGGTGCTGGGCGCGGCCGCCGGAAGCTTCGGGGGCACGGCCGCGGGGGTCGGCACCGTGAAGGTGCTGGGGGCCGCCTCGGGTACGATCGCGTATATTCTTTCTGGGGTAGGCTCAACAACCCCGACTATGGGCAATCGGCTTAGGTTTCTGCACGACAAACCCGCGCAGCCTCTCGCAGTGCACGCCGTTCGGCCTCCACTCGTGCTTCTCCCGTGATTGAGTTCGCCGTCAACAACAATCGCCGGCTCGAGGTCGCGGCAACGCGCTTCGACGCCGACGGAATGCCTCAACCGGACACCGGGATCACCAACCTGGTGCTGCGACTCACCGACAGCGACACCGCGACGTCGGCGCTGGGTTCGCTCAGCTACACCGGTACCGAGTATGCTGGTGACCGAGTCGGAACCTATTACTTCGACGTCCTGGGCTCTCATCTCGGAAGCGAGTTTAGCCTTGCGCTCGCGTCCACGAGCCAGCTAGAGCGATTCGTGCAAATCTTGCGCGGCACCATCGTCAACGTTGTCCTCCCCTGCGTGATCCGGAAGTACACCGTGATCCCGATCTCTCGTTAGGAGTCTTCCCGTATGGCGCTCGACTTCAATCACAACCTGGCCAACGTCCTGCTGGACCTGCTCGACACCGAGTTCCCGGCGACGGCCATCCTCGAGCTCCGGTCTGGATCGCCCGCCGGGGCCCAAAACGCGGCCG